TTTTAGACCACATTCTTCATTACAGTATTTGACGCCAGTGGCATTTAAAAATCTACACATGAAAACTGTCTAAAAAATTGTTGACATACCAAAACGTCTTCTTTACGCCTTGCCAACCTGGTACGATATGCCCGTGAAAGTAATAATTGCCGTTTGCTACATGGATATGTGCCACTCGTTCGTTATCTTGATACAGATATCTCTTAGATCCAAAGAATTGATTTAGGTATTCTTTGCGTGCGTTATCTGTCATGATCTACTTCTTAACTTTCACGAATATGTCGTTTTCCATCAGGTAGCACGCATAACGTCCTCTTGGATGTTTCTGAGGCACATTAAACAAATGTGGCTTCTTTCTTCTTAGCTCAGCCTCTTTCTTTCGCTTTCTTTCCAATTTGCGTTCGAGTCTAGCTTGTTCCAGTCTTTCTATTGTTTTCTTTTCTCTGTACTCGCTTAAACGCGTACCTTCTGGTGCGTCCATTGCTTCATGTAGTTCCCAACCGTCTTTTACTCTCTTAGAAACCATTCCAGCGGTTATACCGTGACTTTCTATTAATTCCATTTCAGATTTGGTAAACCTATATGGTTTATCATTTATTGTTACAATCCTTGCTTTTCTCGCCATTTTATCCACCTCTTATATTTCTTCTATTCGTATGATTATTTTGGGCTCAATTCCATAACGCTTTGAGCTAGTTATTTCTGCAATTTGATTGTCATCTTTCCACAAATAATTGTTACAAGCGTCTAGAACTGTCTTCATCAAATTATCGATATCTGGTTTAGTTACTTTTAATTGTCCAATCGCTTGAGTTTTCTTTTTCTTCGACCATGATTTAGGTGGAGTAAAGTAAAACTCTAATTCAATTTTTAATGCATTTTCTAGATTTAGCTTTGGCATTTGATTTTGTAAATATTTTTTATGTTCTGTATATTTTGTAGGCATATATGTGTGTGCATATCTATCTTTTGTGCTAAAACGCGGTCGAGGCGAGCCCATAGGTGCCTCGAAAGTTTCGTTAAATTTAATTTCTATCTCCATGTAATCCCTCATATATATTCAAATAAGCTTGTTTGGTGTCCTAACTCCATTTGTTCATTATCAATAAGTGTTTTTAATTCATAATCATCTAAGTACCAACGTCGACCATTGAATTTTGTATGTTTTAATCCAACAACTAAATGCCGTCCATCTTTAAAATGTGGTGTAACTGAAAACATTTTGTTGCCGTCATGATCAAATAGATAGTATTTATCAAATGCATCCATTTTCAATCACTCCCATTTGCTATTTAGACGCTTAATAAAAGCTTCTCTGTCTTTCTCAAGGTTTTCATCTACTTCCGGCGTTTTCGTTTCTCTCGTGCTGTCTGTGAGCCATTTGGGTGTTTTTTCTTTTGATTGTTTAACGAAAGGTTTATAATTTTGTTTTTTGCTTTCAAGTTGTTGCTTTTCAAATGCACGTACTTGTTCAATAGATTTCAAGTTTGCATTAAGCCAAGTATTCAAAATGCTTTTAGCATATCCCCAAGTAACCTTGTTTCTGTCTTTAGCGATTTTAAGTGATGCGGTAACTATTTCATCTGAATCATTTTCAAATGAATCAAGATAGTAATTTAAATCGTCTAAATTGTAAGGAGTTATGAAACCGAATCCGTTATCTTGGAAGAAGTCGAAGGCGGTTACCTTCTTCTTCTCATTATTCACATTCTTTTCATTATTATCTTTATTATCATTATTGTTTGTGTTGGTTTGATGTTGTTTTGATGTTGGGTTGATGTTTGACTGATGTTGTTTTGATGTTGGTTTGATGTCGTTTTGATGTTGGTTCCTGCCCTGCTCACTTTGATAAAAGTCATAATTGACAATGGTTATAAGGGTATATTTTGATGTTGTTTTGACTTCTAACATTCCATCACTCTCGAGTAAGTCAAGGAAGGTTTTCACTTTAAATCGTGACCAGTTAAAAAGGTCAGACAAGGTCAAAATAGATGTTAATCTTTGTCCTCTTTCAACGGTTACAATTTGGTTTCCTATAGGCACTTTTGCCTCTGAATGATTCGCTTCCATGAGTAAATATATCCATGCTTCGAACTTTGAAAATGTTCTCTTTTCTTTAAATAGCCAATGATTTTGAATTGAGCGATCAATACTTATCCAACCAGTCATATACACACCTCACTTTCAAACCGGTTAAATTAGAATGGTAAATCATCATCATTTAGTTCAATCGGACCATTTGCATTCGCAAACGGATTATCTTTTACTGGTTTGTTATTTGAATATTGCGATTGTCCACGTGTTTGTTGTACTTGTTGTTGATATAAATCTTGTTGAGTGTCATTTGAGTTTTTCGGTTCTAAAAATTGAATACTATCAGCAATAACTTCCGTAACGTATACACGTTGACCTTCCTTATTTTCATAGTTCCGCGTTTGTAACCTACCATCTACGCCCGCCAACGATCCTTTAGATAGGTATTTATTAACGTTCTCTGCTTGTTTTTTAAATACGATGATATTAATAAAGTCTGCCTCGCGCTCGCCTTGTGCATTTGTAAATGTACGGTTAACTGCTAATGTGAATGATGCTACATTTACACCACTTTGAGTGGTCCTTAATTCTGGGTCTCTAGTTAAACGACCAACTAATATTGTTCTGTTTATCATTTATAAACCTCCAACATAAACGGGCACGCCCGTCACTTTTTGTATTTCACTTTTAATGTATTTTGCATTTGAATTTTGGCTACTTAAATGAATTAAATGTATTTCTTCGAGTCTAGTTAAATCATTTGCTTTTAACATTCCGATAGCATGTTCTAAGCTAAAATGAGACTCCATAATTCTATTTGCTAATGTGCTGTGCACACTGCCGTTTTTTATGTTTTCCTGTATTTGTTCATAGATATAATTAACTTCTAACATCATGTGCGTAATGCCGTTAAATTTGTATTTCAAATACTTTGTATCAGTAACATACAGAACCTTATAACCTAATGTACTTTGTAATAAGAAAGCCACAGGCTCGTTAGCATCATGTTCGATGTCAAACGGTAGAATTGACCATGTGCCTATTCGCAGCTCTTGCTTTGCCTTAATCGTGCATAAGCGATGACTTTCAAAATTCATAGCTTGTTGTGTTCCAGCAGTCATATAGCTGATTACACCATTGTCGACAAACTGCTTTGTATACTTTGCATGATCACCATGTTCGTGTGTGATAAGACACCCTGCTATATGTCTTGTTTTATATTTGAAATGCTTTTGAACACGTTCAAATTTTATACCTGCCTCAAATAGTAACGTAGTACGTCCATCATTTAAGACGTAGCAGTTACCACTTGAACCAGTTGCTATTGTTTCAATTAAAATGGCTCTTCTTCGCTTTCTTTTTCTGTTGCAGGTTCTTTTATTTCTTCAAAGTCAGATACATCAATAGGCTTATCATTTTCTAATTCTGTGTATTGTGCTTCTTCAAGAACTGGTTGTTCAAAGTCCAATTGTTCTTGATTTGCATTTTCTTCAACTTCTGCGTCCAACACTTCTTTGCGTTGACGTTGTTCGGATTCTTGTGCGTATTTGAAAAGATTGCTATCTGTTGATGTGTTGATATAACGTTTAGCAGCTCTATTGATAACTGTTTTTTTAGCCATTTCTTCTTTGAAATTATTATGTGTTTTAGAATTTTGTAATGCTTTTTCATCTTTAATCATTGATGACTGCATCCATGCTTGTTTAATTTGTTCAATAGTCATGACTTCAATATAGTTATCTCGTCCATCATTAAATACGATTGTGCAGTACGCACCGATAATGTTTTCTTTGTCGATGTTAAAGAAGTCTTGTTCGTGTTTAATCGCTTTGATACGTCCTGTTTCTCCCATTTCTTGCTTGAATGTATCGCCTTTATAAATCACTTGAGCAACAACATCTTGAGCACCTGCATCACGTTTTAACATCATTACATTACCGTGATAGCTACGTTGTAACTGCATTTTGTTGCCGTAAGGAATAAAGTAGCATTGATTTTTAGCTGGATTTAAACCTTGCGTTACCATGTCTAATAAGGCATTTGCTTTGCTTGTATCGTTACAACTCATTAATTTGTTATCTTGGCTGATTTGTAACCATGCTTGTTTCATGGCATTACTTGGTGAATAATCATTTGGCAATTCCAAATTGCCTTGTGACTCTAAAACTCTCACTTTGTTTAATACGTTGTCAGATACGTTCTTTTCTTGTACTAATTGTTGTTCAATAGTTTGTAATTTATTATTTTCAGTCATTTTATATAGTCTCCATTCTTAATTTTTTATCTTGTTCATTTACTATCAATTGAATTTGTTGTGATTCTGTTTTGATAAGCTCTGTTACTGATTCAGCATTATCAATAAATATTGGCGCTGTAACTTTAAAATGTTTTGATAGTGTGTTGATGATATCTAAGCCAACATTAATTCTTGAGGCGTTATTTAAACCGCTGTCATACTCGACACCATTAACCGTTGTTGAACATGTTTCTTCTAATTCGCCGTTAACTAAGGTATTGAATAGCTTAAATTCAGCAATATCAAATTCGTTATTGATGTTTTCAGTAAGCATTTTGACTTTTGTTGTTGTAAATTCTTTTAAGATATAAAGGTCATGTGAATACTTTTCTTTTTCATCCAATAATCTGTCTTCTTCATTTCTTAATTCAGAAATAACATCATCTAGATGTTTATTTGATTTTTCGATTGATATTGACACTTCAATTTCTGATTTTTCTTGAGTAAGTTCGCTTATTTTGTCATCTATTCCTGAAACTTTATCTTGAATAGTTTTCCTGATGTTAGAGCGTTTTTGATTAATCTCATTTATCTCTAACATTACTGCTTTGTATTCGTCAGTTTGCGTAACGTCAACGTGAGTTGTTTTCAACTTATTAATTTTGTTTTGTATTCTTGCTGAACGCTCTTCTGCTTCGTTGATTTTAATTTGTAAATTATTGTTGTCATCCTCTAATTTCTCGATAATTGGCTTTATTTTCTTGCCCTCTGAAATAATGTGATTGATAGATGTTTGTATTGTTTCTAATTCTTTCGATTTGTTTGCATTGAATTTCTGCAATGCTTTTTCTCTTACCTCACTCACTTGTTCAGCTGGTAACTGTTGACCACAACAACTACATACATTGTCATCAAGATATTCAAATTTTTGATTTTTAGCTTTTTCTAAATCACTTTTTAATCCTTTATGATTTTCTAATAATTGATTACGTCGATTTTCTTCATGTGTAATTTGTTGTTTGTTTTGCTTTAATCTTGTTTTAAGATTCGCAACCGTTCCATTTTCAACGTGTAGCTCATTTGTTAAAGCATGTATTTTGTTCTCATTACTGGCGCTATTATTAGCTTCTATGCGCTTCAATTCTGATTGTTTATCAGCTAATTGGTTACGCAAATTAATTTCTTCTGCACCGTTTTGAATATCTATACGCTCATTTTCAAGTTGCTCAATTTCTTGTTTTATGATTGTGTGTCTATCATTATCGAATTCCGGTACATCCTGCTTATTTTGTTGCGTTTGGTTAATACGTATCGGAATATCTTTGATATCTTTGTTAATCTGTTTTATCTTGTCTGTAAGAATCTTTTTCTTTGTTTCAATTTCGTGATCTCCAAGAATATTATTTAGTTCTTTAAAATCATCATTTGTTTTAATGACATCCTCATCATTGATTGGTTTAGCGATTTCAAACAACAAACTTCTTCGTTTCTTCCAATCTAGTAAGTTAAATGCTTGAGGGTTCGTAATTAACTTGAATACATCTTCATCAATCAGTTCATCAATACGAGCTTTATAATCCTTTACTTTTATTGATTCATCATTGATATATTGTTTCTTCGTTCGACTTCGTGAGTATTCCTTGCGATTCGTTTTTTGATTTATTGTGTATTTAGGATGTGACTCTTTTTTAAAAGTCGTAATTTTTCCGTCGATTTCAAATTCTGCGAAAACAGTCGGAATTAACTCATAATTTTCTTCGTTTTTTTCGTTTAAAGGTACAGGGTTAAATGATTTGGTTGAACCGTCTAAACCCTTATCGAAAAGCAGCCATTGTAATGCGGTTGCTGTTGTAGTCTTGCCAGTCGCATTATTGCCGTATATTTTTGCATCTTTACCGTCAAAGTTAAATTTTTCTTCTTTGATTCCAGCAAAGTTCGATATAGTTAACTTATTTATTTTCATATCTTTCCTCATGCTCCTTTTTTAATCTTCCGATGACCTCTTAGCACCTCGATAATTAAATTTTTTATTCGTTCATGGCTGTCTGGATTGATTTCATGTATCTGCACAAGCTTATTGTTTGTTTTGTAACTGTCGTGATAGTGCAAGAAATTAATCGATAAGTATCCGTGATGATTACGTTCAATTTCCAATAATGCTCGTTGGTTTGACAAAGTATATTCGTCGAATAACGTCTTAAAAATATTCAATATATTTCTTTCTGTATCTCTCATGCTTATACCTACCATTTCATGACTAAGTTAATTAGTCTGTCCTGTTCATCTGTGTTATTTTCAATCCATTCATAAATACTTTGTTTCAAAATATCTAAAGCTGTGTATAGATCGTTCTCGTCAGAAACTAGTAGCCCGTCAATTGAATTTCCTTCATGATCTAAAACGACTATTTCGACACTATATGCTCGCTTCTTAACTCTTAATTGAAAATCAAAGCCATCTACATTAAATATTTTTCGACATACGTCACCCGTTTTGTAATACATTGTTTTAGTCCTCCTTGTCGTCATCTATACCGAGAATTTTTTGTGATTTACACATTTGGAGAACATTGACAATATCTTTATAACTCTTAGTGCTATCCAATAAGTAAGCAAGATCAAAAGTATGACCAATCACAGAACTTGAACCTGCTAAATAATCTCCGTCGATAACTCCTATTGATGAGAAAAGCAAAATATCAAATTTACTTTCTCCCTTAATTTCTTTCGCTAATTCATACAATTCTGCCGTTTTTTCAGATAATAAGTCTTTTATTTCTTCCTGCGTCATGTCTTTATAATTTTTAGTCATGGTTGACTTCCTCCGTTTTTCGTTTTATATTTAACTTGAATTTTATTTCTTAAATGTTTGTTACTGTTACTTGTTGGCGCAAGTAGCAGTTTTTTTATTCTTCATAAAAGTATTCCTTATAGAATATGAATGTTGCGATACTTGCGAATCCTGCAATTGACCATGCTGTAGTGAAGTATAGAAACGGCATAAGTACAATCGCTAAGACTGTGAAGCATAGTACTGCTACTAGGTAGCTTTTATAAGTTTTACTCATTTGTTGTGCCCTCCTTTGTAAATCTCATTAAAATGTTCATCTACAAACTTATGCATCCTTCTTGCGTTAAACCTCCAACGATTAAAATTCTCATCAGGATAATGTACGATACCTTGTGCTCTTAACTCTTTTTCGAGTCTAGGGTGAAATAATAACCTGTCTTTGATTGTTTCATCAGATGCAATTTTTAATTTCTTCTTTAAGTCGCTCATGTTCCATACAGGGTCTAATGAGTAAGCTATTAACTCTTCATATTCATCTTTTGTGATAAGCACGTGTGTTTCAGGTATTGGAACTGTTACGTTTAAAATATGTGGCATTTCTATCTTTCCTTTCGTGTATAATGTTGTTATCAACCTAAGGTAGTGATAAGTATGAAATTAGATCATGATTGTGTTAGACATCTTTTGTTAGAAATTGAAACTAATAAAAAGATTGGTGAACCGCTCACCGAATACAATTTCAAAGATAATGTTGTATTTGGAAAATATGATTTTGAAACTGTAATATATGCATTATTAAAACTGGAAGAAGCAAAGTATGTTAGTGTTAAATTCGGTTGGGAAGATGGACATATTTATGGTTATACAATTAACGATATAACTTGGTCAGGACATGAATTTTTAGATAATATCCGAGACAATCACACTTGGAAAGAAGTTAAAAAAGTCGCAAACAAAACCACTAGTATGTCCGTAACATTGCTAAGCAAATTAGCTTTTAATTATCTAACACAAAAATTTAATCTAACTTAAATTCTTTTCCATCTATTAATCCATAAAAGTTATTTTTTAAATGCGGATGTCTTTCAAGCGTCATTTCAATAAAACGCTGGTCTATCATTAAGTCGTAGCCATCGTTGTATTGAATATTAACGGGTCGTCTATTACCTTCTTCGTCATAGTAGTAATAGATGACTTTTTTGTTTTGAGCTTGCATTGTTCGTTCCTCCTATTAAGATGTTTGTTTTTCTCCTAAAAACTTATTAACAAAGTATTGTTGTCCTTTGCCTGTTACTTTTGGCGTCTTACTAATTGATGTGTGACCGTCCGAATGTGTGATTGATGTTTCTTTAATTTCGAATAACTCACGTTCCATTGAATACTGTGTAGGCATGTTATAATCCACACCCTTGCGTTTAATAAGGAATCCGTTTTGACGTAACCACTCAAACAATCTGCGTTGCCCGATGTTTATACCGTTTTGTTTAATGATCTTTGCTAACTCTCCAACTAAAATTGATGTCTTAGTAGTAGCTACTGCATCTGCAAATACAATTTTTGGTTTATCACGTTCAATCTTTGTTTCTAATTGATTGATTGTGTTGTTAGCAATTTTTAAAGCACGTTGCATAATCATTTCTGGGCTATTCCATGCTTTTTCAACTTGGATGAAGTATTGTCTTGCACGTTTGCCAGGTTCACTACGTTGAATCATTGCAATCTCTTTTGCAGTGTCTAGTGTGAGTGCGTGGTCAGTTTGATTCTGACGACCTCCTAGTGGGTTATGGACAAAAATGTCCGTGACTATATAATCGATATTTTCTTCAAATCCGTAATCACTCATTCTTTCAAACCATTTTTTGTATGGAGTCTTAACCTCTAATGCTTGATGAAGTTCTCGACCGCTGATTGCGATTTCTCCATTTTCTTTTTCTTGTATGTTGAACATTTCGCCTATGTTCGATTTTGTTTGTAATGCTTGCATATTGTTTGTGCTCCTTTCTGCTATACTCCTATTAAGGAGGTGAATGACTTATGACTGATGAAGCTAAATTTGTCCTTTTACAACTTTATTCAATTTACCTTGATAGAATTGACGAAGGTATGTCTAAACGTTCTGCATCTTATTTCGGTAGTGATGAATCCTCATTTAACGCTTTCTTTTTAGGTTTTAATTTTGAAGACTATATCGATGCAGTTCTTGAATTAAAGCATAGAGATTTTGTAATTGCTTCTGCTGAAGATGGCGGTTTTCTTGAGATGGCTCTTTCTCGAGAAGGTATCGCCTACTCAGAATCAGAATCCAAAAAAGATTACAAAACACTTATGGGTTTAATTAGAGATTTGAAAAAATTAATAATCTAAAATCCAATCATCTGCTATTAAATCGTCTGCGCTAGGCTGCCACCTTCCGGCGGCGGTTTGTCTTTTTTTCTTATAGTGTCTAGATACGACTAGGCATTGATAACGCTGCAAATTAGTTGGTAATATCCCATACACATCTTGATTCTCTCTCCTTATACTTATTCCTTTCTCCATCGCTAGCTTCGTTGCTTCTTGAATGTTCATTTGTTATTCCTCCTATTAAGATGTTTGTTTTTTTTTAAATGCTAAAATAATTGATTTCTTTTTATCATTCGTAAATACGAAATTTTCGTATTCATTACCTAAAAAAATATCATCATATTTAACATTAAAAGCACTCATATACTTAGAAAGTAAACTATCTTTAATGTTTGTAGAGTCTTTTTCCATATTTTGAATTGTACGTGATGAGACCTTAAATAAATCTCCTAACTCTTTTTGAGTCAATCCGTAATCAGTCCTCAACTCTTTTAATGTTTTCATGTTGTCACCGCCTTTCGTAAACCTAATATAATACGAAATTTTCGTATTGTCAACATTAAATACGTTTTTTTCGTAAAAAACTTTACTATGATATGAAAATTTCGTATAATAAGAAAAAAGGAGGTAAGTAATATGAACAAAGAAAGAAATATTATTATAGCCAAAAACATTAGAAAATTTCTCAACGATTCAAATATGTCTCAAAAGAAACTTGCTGAACTCATTAACATAAAACCATCTACTTTAAGCGATTATTTAAATTTACGTTCCAACCCCTCTCACGGCGTTATACAAAGGATAGCTGATGTTTTCGAGGTTGGTAAAAGCGACATAGATACTACATACAAAGACGATAACGACATCACTTCCATATACAACAAACTCACACCTCCCCGCCAAGAAAACGTACTTAACTATGCAAATGAACAATTGGAAGAACAGAATTCTAAAGGAGATAACGTTGTAGATATTAATTCATATAAACAGGAGAAAACTCCAGTTAACGTCAATGGTTGCGTCTCTGCTGGTGTAGGAGAACGTTTACACGATGAAACGCTATTTACTGAAATGGTTAAAGGACCTATCCCCACACACGATTTAGCGTTAAAAGTAAATGGTGATTCTATGGAACCTATGTTTAAAGATGGCGAAATCATATTTGTGGAGAAAACTCACAATATAAAGAATGGACAAATTGGTATATTCATCATTGAAGAAGAAGCGTACGTTAAGAAAGTCTTTGTTGAAGATGATAGATTGACTCTAGTTTCACTAAATAAAGATTACGACGATCTACACTTTTATAGAAATGAAAGTGTGAGGTTAATTGGAAAAGTTATTTTATAAAAGGAGCACTTGCAAATGAAAAAATATGATATTGCAGTCTTAGACTTTGAAACTATGAATGAACATATGAACAGCCCTTGCGAAGTTGCTGTATCTTTAATTAAGGATTTATCAATAGTAAAAGTTTATTCATCTTATATTAATCCTCCTAATAATAGATATAACTTGAAAAACGCTAAAATACATAAAATACCTGAAGATGTCATATTAAAAGCACCTAAATATCCAGATATTTACCAAGAAATTCTCTATCTTTTAAAAGAATCACATTTAATTATTGCTCATAATGCACTTTTTGATATTTCAGTATTAAAAAATACTAATAATTATTATGACTTACCTGTTCCAAACTTCATGTATGTCGATAGTATAAATATCTTTAGAAGCTTCCACGCAATCTCTAGTTTTAAATTAGAAAATTTGTGTAGCTTATATGATATCGATAAAGAAAAATTACATTCTGCTAAATTTGACGTGCTAGCTTTATCGAAGATGTTGATATCACTCGCTAAAAACAATCAGCATTATAGTGTATTAAAATTAATACATTATATGCCTAAGCAATACATTAGATTTAGCAAATATTCTAACTCTCCAACTAAACTTTTCGATTCAGGATTTCAAAAAATTCATATGAAAATATCTGAGATTAATAAAATAGAAGTGGAAAGTGTAATCCCTATTTTAAAAGATAAAAATGTTGTTTTTACAGGTAATTTTGACACTGAAAAACAAGATTTAATGATATTAACTAGAAAGAAAGGAGCTTATATCAGAAGTGACGTAACTGCAAAAACAGATATTTTAGTCGAAGGTGTTCAAGATGATAAATATAAAGATGTGAACGGACTAGTTTCAAAACAACGAAAAGCTCGAGAATATGTTGGAAATGGTGCAAAAATTCAATTTTTAAATGAAGAAGACTTAATAAATTTAATAAAGGAATAATAACGATGATCAAAAAAATTTTTACAAAAAAGCATGTATTCTTAGTTATAGAAGATGAAAACCATAATCACAGTGATGCTGTTTTTGGAAAAAGTATATTACTTTCAATTTACGTCGGTGTGAATAAAAAGACTAATTCTAAATCAGGGAAATTTATATACCTTGACAGATCTAAAAGAATCGTTAGACAATCTGATATCACCAAAATAGAATCAGCTAACGAAAATGATGTAGATTTTTATAATTTACTGAAGAAAGAAAAGGAAATTGTTTATTCCAAAAATATAGTAGATAAATACAATTTAGCGAACTATATAATTTACTACGAAGTTAGTACTAAAGAATAAACCAATCCATTATTTCATAATACTAACCTTAAATTTACAGAGGTTTTAATTATGAAACATGAAAAAAGCAATCTTAACTTTAAGTCTTATATTTATTACCTACTACCTCACTTTTAAATATATGTGGATTAAAGAATTGAAGTATTAATTATGCTTATTTAAAAAAGACGTCTATTTCAGCAGTGTTTGAAAGGAAGTTTATAATGAAAATAACTAATTGCAAAATAAAAAGAGAAACTGTAATATACGAAGTTTTAACTAGTGGTAATCAACCATTCACTTATGAGTTACCTAAAGATTTATCGTCACATAATGCGCGTAAATACTTGGAATTTATTTCACAAAAATTAGATGGCGATAAGTTAACCAAAGAAGATTCATTATGATTTTACTAAACAAAAAAACGCCTACTAGTGTGAAAACGTATTGATTAATAGCGCCTATATGGAGTTTTAATATAAAAAGTAAGCAAAGGAGAAATGAGAATGAAAAGATTGTTAGGTTTATTATTAGTGAGCACGTTAGTGTTAAGTGCATGTGGAAATGATGAGAATCAGGAAGAATCTAAAAAAGAAGTTAAATCAAAAGAAAAGAAAATTGAGAAGGAAAAGGAAAATAAATCGAAAAAAGATAAGGAAAAAGAAGTTGCAACACAACAACAACCAGACAATCAAACCGTTGAACAACCCCAATCACAAGAGCAATCGGTTCAACAACCGCAACAACAGATACCACAAAATAGTGTTCCTCAGCAAAATGTCCAAGTTCAACAAAACAAAAAGCAAAAAGTTGATTTAAATAATATGCCTCCCACTGATTTTTCTACAGAGGGTATGTCTGAGCAGGCTCAAAAACAAATTGAAGAGCTTTCAATGCAAAAAGACTATCATGGTCTGTCACAAAGAGAATACAATGATAGAGTTTCTGAAATTATAAATAATGATAATTGATTCCACAGGGTAGCCCGCCTACCCTTATTATTTTTTGCCAATTTTGAGGAGGGAACGCATGAAAACACGTTGTTACGATGGTAAAAAATGGCAATATGAATTTAAGCATGAAGGAAAAAGATACCGTAAGAAAGGTTTTAGAACAAAGCGTGAAGCTAATTCTGCTGGACTAGACAAGTTAAATGAGTTAAGAAGTGGTTTTAATATAGATAACTATATAACTCTTGAAGAATACTTCGAAAATTGGATTAAAACATATAAACAACCTGTTGTTAAAGAAAATACCTACCGTCATTATAGAAATGCATTACAACATATACAAAAACATAAAATAGGTAAAATGGAGTTATCAAAGATAAATAGACAAGTTTATCAGAAATTCATAAACGACTATTCAAAAGAACACGCAAAAGAAACTATAAGAAAAACAAACGGTGCTATTCGGTCAGCTTTAGATGACGCATTATATGATGGACTTATTTTTAAAAACCCCGCTTATAAAGTTAATTATAAAGCCGGAAAACCTACGAAGTCAGAACAAGAAAAATTCATCTCGGTAACTGAATATGAAATACTAAAAGATCACGTCAGAAAGAAGAGAACTCGTTCATCATTAGCGCTATTCATAATGATTTGTACGGGTTGTCGTGTCAGTGGTGCAAGAAATATAAAGATTGAGCATATCAACCAAGTGAAAAACACTATATTTATTGACGAGCGAAAAACCAATACTTCCCCTAGATATATCAGTATCGCTAAATCTGATATGAAACACATTATGGACGTCATAAGTACATTTGCAATTAGCTATGATGGTTACATTTTCAAAGAAGGCGGATCTATAATTAACCTTCATGCTATCAATAATGCTTTGAAATCAGCCTGTAGAGTCAATAATATACCAATTATTACATCGCACGCATTAAGACACACTCATTGTTCTTATTTACTAGCAAAAGGTGTATCTATACATTACATTTCTAAAAGATTAGGTCATAAAAATATAGCAATAACTACATCTGTGTATTCTCATTTGTTAGAAGAAAAATTTAATGAAGAGGACAAAAAAACAACTAAAATTTTAGAAAGTATGTAATTTAGGGACCCATTAGGGACTCCAAACCCAATAAATACTGTTGTTACAAGGTTTCTATGTATCCGAATTGG